CGTTCTGTCTTCCCTTGTAAGCTGCCCTTTTGCTTCTATGTATATACCTGTTTCAGGAATATAAAAGTCCGGGGTGTAGTGTCTTTGCTTTGGTGTATAAGGTATTCTTATAGTTTCATACTCAAAGTTGCCCCCATCGTTTTTTATCTTTAAGGCAACAAGCTTTTCAAACTGTGATCGATACACTGCCATTATCCGTGAGTCTCCCTTATGTATGATATTCTGTCTGATACTAGTTTTGCCGTCTTGGGGGAATGTTTTTCTAAATGAATTATCTCGGCTTGAAACGGAATAATCGGAAGACATACTATGCACATACTCCTTAGTTTGTTTAATATTTCTTTAAATTGTTTATCAATTAAGTCTAGGTCACGTGACTCTGTGCCTGTAGATAAGTATCCTTCTTTTGAATAATCCTCTCTTATAGTTACAGGCATGCCCCTTACAAGATTACGGATATGGACTAAGTGCCTGCCACCACCAACTTGTTTGTGTGTCTCTACATACATACAAGAAACGTGAGGGTTAATTTCTAAAAGTTCATTAGGGTAGTTTTGAGAGTATAAGAGTGGCATTAGATAGCCCTCTGTACATAACGTGTATACCACACTTGAGGTGGTGATTTAGCTTTTGATGTAATTTTACTTTCATAACGAGCATCTTCCCAACAATGTTTTTTGTATTCGCAGAATGTGCATAGTTTCGGCATCATCCTATTCTTTGTGCGTAAGACTTCTCCATCTTGTCTGTATGTTTCCCAATCATCTTTAAACTTGGCTTTTTTAAAGTCAGCTTTTTTAACTGTCTTTATAATGTTGTCAGCCTGTTGCAAAACTCGTTTTCGTTCTTCGCCAAAATCTTCTGGGGATTCTACAACTGCCCACTCACCTGATGATTTGTTTATGACTATCCAACCACCAAACGGCAACCCATAGGATTCTCCGTACAGATGCCCTTGTGTTATGTATCCAAACGCATCGTCTTCTTTGATCGCATCATAGCCCTTACCAAACTTATTATCAAAAGAATACGGTGAAGCTGATTTAATATCCCACACCTTTTGCGTACCATCCTCGTCAATAATAACATCTAATGTTCCCTTTATATCTTCACCGTCAATTTTTAAACTACAGCGTGATTGTTCTTTGACGATGTTTATTCCTGATGATTTCATAATAAGCATAGCTACAGCTTCTATAAGATCACCAAAAAGAAAACGCATAATATCGTTGTATGATCCTTCCTTTGGGCAATTCTCTCTTGCCAATATCTGTTGGCATATGGGTCTTCCAATGCTTGACATGCGTAGAGAAGAACCACTCTCTCTATTAAACTGTTTTGTTACAGCACTTTCACAAGCGTCTTTAAACTCTTCAATAAGTTTAGGGGAGAGTTTTACGTCTCCCCTATTTGCCTTTTCCAAGAACTCTTGGATGTTAAGCAGCATCAGCATCGAAATCTTTCGCAAGATCTGCATCTTCATCAGACACAGTTATTTTCAATACCTCATTATACTGTCTCATAACATTAGCATTGGTTGCCGATATCGTATCCTTAAACATCTTCACCAACTCTTTATCACTTTCTGATAAGGACGTTACTTTTTTATCTTCAGTAGGTGACGGCACAAAAAACGTAATAGAACCCTTCTTCATCTTAGAAGTTGTAAGATTAATCCAAATCTTTTGCATAATCTTTTTCTGCCTTGTTAGCCCATTAATAAAATTATTCATAGGCATAAACCCAGATTTTTTGAAGTAACTAACTACAGGTAATTCGTCCACCTGTACTTCATTACCATCTGCGTCTTTCATTTTAGCCGAAACAACACCATACAAAACTTGATTGCATGCAACTGCCCTCGATGTAATTAAACGTGGGTCATCATCGGAAAGATTATCTATCTCGTCCTTACCTAAACGTCCACATTTGTTTCCACCTGCAGTATCTGGAAAGTCTCCTGCAAGTGTGGGTTTTTGAACAGAATTGGAAACAGGTTGCCCTTCGTCAGCATCCCATAAAGTCCACATAAATGTTCGCCAAAAAACACGAAATTTAATAGATGGTGCGTATAAATAAACACCATCGTGCCAGACTCGCCATTCACCCTTTTTGAGAGTTTTGCCATCGTCTGTTTCTGTTTCATAGTTAATAGCCAGTTTTGATAAATCACTTTTAGATGAATTATCACCCTGTCCTGTTAAACTCATTAACAATGCGTCATCGTCACTGTCAATGGCTGCAACCATATTATCAAGTTGGTTGTCTATTGTCGCAAGATTGTTTTCTATTTTAAATTCTCCTATTATATAGATAGCGATAAATTCATTTTAAGGGATAAACCTGTTCCGTGTCAAGCCAATTTTTACCTTTTTTTATTTCAATACCAACAGGCATTAAGTAATTGATATTGTAGCGTTTTTTTAAATCATCAGCAACTCCCAACATGCAAGACTTTAAAATGTGTACAACTGCATCCCCTTCATCTGGGTGGCAATCCACAACAATCGAGTCGTGTACAGTATTACAAATTACAGACTTGTAGTGCCTTAATTCTTTATCTAAACGAACAAGACAAATGGGTAAAATATCAGCCGTTGCAAAACCCTGAACAGGGTAATTGCATATGGATGTACGATTTGTAGCTGTACCCCAACGTGTCCACTGTGTATCTGGGAAACAATACTTCCGACCTGATGGCAACACAATAGCCTTCTTCTCTACAGCATCTCGTTGCAAAACATCATGCCACTGTGTAATCTCATTATACTTTTCTTTAAATGCACGATAGTATTTCTGTTGTTCTTCTGTTCCTGTAGTTCCACCATACAATGGTTTAAATGTGTGTCCTTTAGCTGTCTGCCTATCACAACCAATTATAGATGCTGTGTATGAGTGTACATCTGTACCTTCATTTACATCCCTAAAAACCTGTTTATCTTGTGCCAAAAATCCAGCAACACGAAACTCCAACTGTGAATAATCACCCTCAATGATTGAACCATTTTCAAAACGGCTTTCGACCACCTTGCGAATACGAAACGTAGATCCACGTGGCATGTTCTGAAAATTTGGGTTTCTCGATGATAAGCGACCTGTAGCAGTAATGCACTGCATAAACTCAGGATGTATGAAATTATTCTCGTCAACATTGTTTTCTATCCCCTCTACAAATGTACTTAAATATGTTCGTAATGCTGAGTAACGCACATACAACGTTACAAACTCTTTTGCGTCACCTTTTAAGTTTGGCAGCATACCTTCTAATGTTGTCTTGTCTGTTTTAAATCCAGCTTGTGCAACGTCTTTTGTGTTACGAGGAACTATTTTTAATCCTGCAACGATATTACTATTCTTGTATATAACACCATTTCCACTACAAGGTTTACATATTCGTACAGCCTTACCTAGTGTTCCATCTTTACGTAAAGGTGTATAACGACCAGCACCACAACAATCCGAACATTGGTAGACATGTGTTTGTTTGACTACAACACTGTTACTGCGAACTGCATTAACAAAAGCATTCTTAGACATACGCTTACGCATTTTAATTTTCTTTGTAGCCCCACGCATCTCGTGACCAATATTAAAAAGTCTTGCCCATGTATCCTTATTTGTAATCTTTCGTGAATAAAAAAGTATTGATCTATCGTCTGAACTGTTAAGGTTAATAGGTGTATCCCCCATAACTTTATTAGTTAATTCTTTCAATCGTCTATCCACAGTTACTAACTCGTGCTCATACTCTTCACGAATATCTTCCAATGTTTGTAAATTTATTTTTATGCCTGTTTGCTCTATCCTAGCTAACACATCTGTCATATCAAGCGACAGACGCAAAGTTGGCAATAGCTGTTTCGTCACCAAATAACTCCTCAAATGTTGTATCAAATCGTTTCAGTTGTTGTAATGCAACGTGTTCCGTTGCTTCAACGTCAGCGATACCATACTCCTCTATAATATTATAAGGAATATCATAAAACGTTTTCCCATCTTTTAAATATTGTGAGACAAGATCTTTCTTCTTTTTAACTCCGTACTTTTCTGCAACGACTTGAAGACTTAAGCCCCAACGTCTGGCACTAGCAAGAACATACTCAGCAACCATCGTATCGTATAGATGCCTATCATACTTAAAACCACACTCACGCAACCAAACAATATCAAATTTAATATTGTGACCAATAAGTACATCCACATTGTTCAATGCATCCTGTAATAATTTATCACCCTCATACTCAGGTGCTTGAGTCCTATGATTAAAGCATAGGTAGCTGGTAATGCTATCCATATACTTATAGCCAACACTAACGAGCTTGTTGCCGAAATAAGGTAAGGGAGTATGTCCACCATTTTTTTTCTCCTTATGGGTTGTTTCTACGTCTAATGTCATTACGATCATTATGTTTGTCCTTCTTGCGATTGTATTTTTTCTTACTTGGAATTACTCTATTACGAAATAAAGGTAATTGCAAGATCTTTGCTATAGGGTTAATTCTTTTTATCATAATCAATATCCCATCTATAAAAAATATGATCATCTATACGTGCAATATACGTTTTGGTTTCTGCCCAACTTGGATTAACATAGTATGCGTGGTAATGGGTTGCACCTTCTACTAGATCTTCTATATTACCATAATATACACCATCTGCAACCATCATAGCCTTTTCCCATGCCGTCTTATCTTTTGGTTTATCACTTTTTCCATCACAATACCAACTGAATTGACAACGATCACGAACAGGGTAGTTAGAGTTCCAACTGTACGTTGGTCCTTGTTTGACTACCTCACATATAGTATTAGGGTATCGTTCATCTTTTACACGATTCATCACAACTTGTGTCACTGCTATCATGCCAATCAAACTTTGATTTTTTGCTTCGTGGTAACTGTTTAATGCTAAACAAAATAGAGCTTCTGTTATCATTAGTAATAAACCCCATGCTCAACATCAATGTTGCAATTTATCATTCCGTGCCATCCATTAATTTTATTTTTTGAAATACAAATGTGTCTAACGTTATTTTCAATTTCACTCGATCCTGTTTTACCCAACCCTATAATAACATCGGCTTCTCCTGCCTTACCTGTCTTACTGTTGTCTAACATAGCATAATCAATAAAAGCACGATCATGTCCGTCATAACTTGCTTGTGAAATTGCCCACATCAAAAGATTATTACGCTTTGCTACTTCTCTTGCTGTAACATAAATCTCTTTTAAACGTTCATCCCCACGACCAAACTCACCACGAACTTTAAACTTATCTAACTGATCACAAAACATTATGTCAGGCTTGTTCAACTGTGCAAAATCATTTATCTCTTCAATAGAAGTTCCAACTGCATCCATAATACGTAAATATGGTTTTATGTGCTGTCGATACAATTGCACATACTTACGTTTGTCTGCATTCATCTCTTTTTTAGTTATGTTAAAATAACTCTGTATCATACGCAACTTAACAAGTTTTGCAGGTTCTTCATTTGCCCAATATATAATACTTCTTTTTTGTTTAACATACTTAGAACATAAAAATGCACAAAAGGTTGTCTTACCAACTTCTGGTCTGGCAAATATAATACCTAAATTACCTCTCCACATACCCTGCAGCACATCACTAATAATACTCCAATCAAAGGGAAAGTCTGGTTCTCCTGCAACCTCATCAAGTAGTTCTTCTAAATCAAGATCACACTCCGTATATGTAGCTTTGCTATCCATACGTCCATTCTCAACTGTATCCATAATACGTTGCAACTCACCAAAGTCCTCATCTTGTCCTGTAAATATAGATATAGCCTTTTCACCAATAATTCTCGCCCTATCACGCAACCAAAAATTTTTAACTACATCCATCTGCAATTCATAATTGTTTGCGTCAGGTGGCAACAGTTTAATTATGGACATAACTTCGTTCTTCGTTGACAATGGCATAGCTGGGTGTTTGTCCACGTGCAAAGCAAATAACTCATCACGAGACAAATCTTTTTCATAATTTGTATGTGCAAAACTTATGGTGTTAAATATCTCTTTAAGGTGACCTGAAAACATTTCGTTTTCTAATATGTTTTTTGTCTTGTTAAAAAACTCATGGTCAAGACAAAAACCTAACACCTTGTGATCAATTGATGTATTTTCTAATAATTCGTTCACGTTCCTTATCCTTTAAATTCTTTAAATCGTCCTGCAAAAAAGCAACGCTTGTATCCACATACTGAGATAATGCACGTGCTATTTTACAAGACTTCGATGTAGCATCTTTATCCAAAGCCACTACAACCTTTTTGTATTTTTTTATCGTGTCCACGTGGTGTTGTAAAATACTTGTTCCCAATAAAGCTAATGATGAAACAAAATTGCTAACACTACAAACGCTAGGAACATCTTCAACAATATATAACCACTCATAAGAACGATGTATAATAAATCCAAAATTACTGCTTCCATATCTATACCACTTTGGTTTTTGATTACTTAGGGATCTACCAACTGCATCTACCACACGACCTTTATTTTTTACCAAAAAAACAGCACGATCAAATCTTACATCATACATTATATCTACATAGTTATCTAAGTAGGCTTGATATGAATTTACAGAACGCACATACTCAACGGCTTTTTGACTTCGTGACAAAGGTACAAACGTTGTCGGCAAATGAAACTCAGTTGGTTTTGCAACTACACGTGTCTTAACATCTGTAGACTTAAATGCGATTCGTGAATTGTCTTTTGTCAATCGCTTTTGTGTCGAACCTTTTGCATCACAATTTGCATAGAAACAGTTGTACATACGTTCAAATCCATTATCAGTAACGCTAAACGTATTCTTCTTTGTACATATAGGACAATCCATTCGCAACCTACCATTGGGTTGCAAAGCTAAATTTTCTACGAATGTTTTTAACCATGTGTAATTCATTCAGAGATACTAAAAAATATAAAAAAATATGTCAAGAAAAATTATTTTTATTTTTTTTGTTGACAAGGTATTTAATATGATTATTATCATAGTTCAGAGGTTCAACCCATAGATAAAAGGAAATAAATATGACCCAATATTATAGTAATACTAAAGAAGACTATGTAAATATAAACGATATGCATCACCAACACGTATGGTACGCATTCAAAAAACTTTGCGACAGATTAGAAGAGTTAGGTATATGTGAACACATATGGGAAGATGACTATGCTCTTTGGAATCAACACAAGTTTGTTCGTAAAGATGTATACGAGTTATTGTTTGATAAGTGTGAGCGATTAGAAAAGTTGAGAAGAAAACAAGATGTTAAGATTTTAAACATGTATGGATATGGACAACAAAACCACGTTGGACATAGATATGTTTTTTCAGAAATACCAAATGATAAAGATGGTAAAGAATTTATTAATTTATTACGTTGTTATTTAAATGATAAGTCTTATAAGATGCGTATTCGTGGACAATACCTTGATAAGTCTAAGTTAGGTAAAGACGAAACGTGGAAAGATTATGATGATGGACAACCTTTAAGTAAGTCTAAGTGTGTGCGTGTATACCTTGATGAAAAAAGGGAGAGTGCATAATGCATATGAGAAATATTAAAGGTAGAATGGCAACTAAACCAAGAGATGTATCTTCATATATGAGAAGACATTACTTTGAAGTGTGGGTAGATGGATTTGAAGATAAAACATTTACAGTTTTTATTGATGCCTACCATGATGATGATGCTGAAAATAAACTTATGGAAAGGTTTAGATACACTAAGCATACTGAAACACACT